CTAGATATCTAGTGCTATAAGAGGGTTAAACCTCACCGCATCACTCAAATGGTTTGGGGAAAAGTGAGCATAAATCATCGTGTGATCGATATGCTGATGGCCGAGAATTTCCTTCAATACAAGAATGTTGCCGCCATTCGTCATAAAGTGGCTTGCGAAGGTATGGCGTAGAACGTGAGTGGCTTGGCCTGCGGGCAAGTGGGGAAGGGCGATCGTTAGCCACTTATACACCACATTGTAACTACAGGCGAACAGTCGATCATTGGTCGGCTTATATATCTGGTGATACAATTCTTCAGAAATAGGTACCGTTCGGTTTCGTTTGCCTTTGGTATTGCTGTAAGTGATCCGGTACTTCGTTAAGTTAGAACCTTTTAAAAATATTGCTTCCCGTACGCGTGCACCGGTCGCCAAACAAACCTTATACACCTTAATCAGTTCGTTACCCATTGGGCTTTGTCTCGCTACTTTAAACAAGTGGTGAATTTCTTGCTCAGTTAGGAACGCCAGCTCGGATTGAGGCTTTTTGATTGCCTCTATTCCATTCGCTGGATTTGGCAGCTTCCATTCACCAAGTTTTATCAACTTATTGAACATTGCTTTGAGCAAACCGAAATCCACATTGTTAGAAGCAATAGACAAATCTTTGTGCTGTTTACCCCGTCCTTTGTTCGAGCGACTAGCTCTGTACAACGCGAGTTTCTGCGCGTTGAGATGTGAAGCAATAGGGTTGTTTAAATCTGAAACCATGCTTTCTAAACGAAGGCGAGTATGGTCACCGGATTTCAGATTTTTGCCATGCAACTTAAACCATAATGCAACCAAGTCAGACAAACGGCGATGATCAGGTTTAGCACCTAGCCAGGGCTTATCGTCTACTTCTCGCATGGTGAATCGTTCGAAAGCAGCTGCTTCACCTTTAGTAGCGAACCTCTTACGGACTCGTTTACCATTACGACCATTTGGATAATATTCACATAACCAAGGCTTTTTCGAACCATCTTTTAAGTTTCGGATAGACATTGCTTTAAATGGTTGCTGTATGTTTGTACAGTTTAAATCGTACATATACGTAGAGCAATGTTTTATATCGTAAAAACAAACAAGCACTTGGGTGGTTAAGGTTCTATCTGCAATTGAACAGCACTTGACCATGTGCGGATAATTTGCAAGGAAACACTATAAATAGATTGCCAGGACGATCCGTCCTGGTATGATTGCCTGGCGTTTAAAATTGAAAGTAATAGTGAATAATGGAAACAGGTGAAGTTCTTGTAATCGACCTTTTTGCTGGCCCTGGTGGGTTAGGTGAGGGTATATCTTCAGTTACACATAAAAATGGGAACAAACCATTCAAAATTGGTGTATCTGTTGAAAAAGAACCGTCTGCTCACAAAACACTAACGACGCGAGCATTTTATAGAAAGGTCAAAGACTCTGAGTTAGGTATTGAAAGTTATAACGATTATCTGCTGGGTAACTTAACCAGGGAAGAGCTGTTTGAGCGTTTCCCTGAAGAAGCCGAAGAAGCGCAGCAAGAAACTCTCAATACACCTCATGCGTTAGGTGATGACAATGAAGATATTCATAGTCGAATTCGGCAACTGGTCGCAGAGCATGGTGATAGACCAAGAGTTGTAATAGGTGGGCCTCCATGCCAAGCATACTCGCTTGCGGGCCGTTCTCGTAATGCGGGAATAAAAGACTATAAAGCAGAAAAAGACCAACGTAATTTTCTGTATAAAGAGTATTTAAAAGTTCTATCAATTGCGCAACCAGATGTGTTCGTAATGGAGAATGTTCGCGGTATTCTTTCTGCAAAAATAGATGGGGAAATTATGTTCCCTCGTATTTTAAAAGACCTGAGAGCGCCCGGGCGCGTTACCAAGAGAGTTACGCCAAGGTACAAAGTCTTTTCATTAGTGGTTGACGCTAACGACCCGGCTAATCCGGTTTATGGTGATCCTACCGATTTTCTAATTAAGTCGGAGAACTATGGTGTTCCTCAAGCGCGTCATCGAGTCATTCTACTTGGTGTTCGTGCTGATATTGAAAGAGTGCCAGGAATACTCGCGCCATTTGAACATCAATCAACAGTCGAGCAAGTATTGGCTGATTTGCCTAAATTAAGAAGCGGTTTTTCTAAGCGTAGAGATAACGCCAGTGATTGGGGGAGCGTTGTATCTAAGAATGCGACCCAAGTTAAACGACTACTGAAGAAGCAATTTGAACAAGCCCAAGATCTAGATATTAAACCACTTAAAAATCTAGTTCGTTCTGCGTCTCAGCCCGTTGAGTACCCAATTCAAATGCCCGAGCACTTAATTGCGTGGTATCGAGCGGTTGAGCCGCCTTGCGTGTTAAACCATGAAACTCGTGGGCACATGGAAAGTGACTTGCTTCGTTATGCATACAGTGCTGCATATACACAGCTAAGCAATGGAACCTCTCCTAAGGCGAGAGACTTCCCAGATGATCTTGCTCCTGCTCATGAGAACTGGAAGTCAGGCTCTCATGCTGACCGTTTTAGAACTCAAGCAGCAAACAAGTGCTCAACCACAGTGACAAGCCATATTTCAAAAGACGGCCACTATTTTATTCATTATGATCCAAAGCAATGCCGAAGCTTAACAGTCCGTGAAGCAGCTCGCTTACAGACATTTCCAGACAACTATTTGTTTGAAGGGAATAGAACGCAGCAATATGTGCAGGTAGGGAACGCTGTGCCACCATATTTGGCACAGCAGATAGGTCATGTGGTTATGAGTCTTTTAGATATGGATTAGACACATTTGCGACTGTTAAAACCAGTTATGTAATGTCTATGAGGTTCCAGTGGGGTAGAAACATCAGTGTCCCTACCATTCAACACAATTGTAATACTACCAGCACAACTATGTTTTTCAGTGTGTCCTTTACTTGGATAAATAGACATCAAATGCTCGTTAGATAAACTTGCTTTATCTTCGCAGCAACTTGTTGACATTTGTGTACAAGCTAGATGAGATCCGCAATTAGATTGTTTAGCTCCGGAAATAACGGCTGGAATTGGATTATTATGTTTGAATCTAGAGTTTGAAAACAATATCAAATCTGGATTTACTTTTTCACAAAGCAGTTTGGCAAAACCTTCAGGGTCCCCTTGCCCAGGTCTTCCTCCGTGATGTGGAAACACTAGTATTTTGGCGTCTAAGGCATCATATTCCCTCATAAGGAATTCTAGTGTTCTAGAGTCCATGTCCCCGGGTATCAAAGCAATATTTTCATCATTATGTTTGAGTCTCAAAACTACCGACATAGAGTTTGCATCTAGTTTGTTACCTTCTCCATCTAAGGTTCCTACACCTGTAACACAATCAATGGCGTATGGTGATAACACCTCTAAGCAATAGTCAGAATATTCTAAATCCGGACTGTCGCAGTTTATCGCGGTTACGATAGCCGTGTTATGTAGGGCTCTGGCATACGCTAATGCGGAACGAAAGTCTCCCCAAGTTGCAGTAGTTTTTATTCCGTCTGGGTTTAGGTGGACTCGTTTTACGGTGACAGCGTCGTCAAGTAGAATGGCGATAGCGCCACCAACATGATCTTTATCTGAGTGGGATATGATCAAATCGTCGATTTGAGTTATGCTCTTTTCATTGAGTATATTTTGAACATCATTGCCTTGAGCTGCATCTATAATTGTAAAACTATCAGATGACTCAATAAGTGAGCAGTTACCATGACCAATGTCTAGTACTGTAAATTTAGTCGAGTCCATCTAATCCCTCAAAACTTGGAGCTAGGTGAATATCAGTGATAAATATATCTTCACGGTTGTTGGCTCCTGTATTGACAAAGGCCATTAACCTATTTGTGTTTACACGGTCTAATTGCTTTAGAATATTTTCTGGTACAATATCTGATGGAAATCTGATTTTTGTATCAGAATTCCAATTAGTTATAATTCCTTCAATTGTGCCGTCTTCACTATAACTATTTAAGTCATCGATTCTAATGATTGCTCTATGAGGCTTTCTAGTTGCAGAAGGACCAATAAGCAATTCATTTTTTGAAAACTCAATAAGTTTACTGAGCATTTCTGGTTTTTGATGTCCTCTACCTATGACAGCAGGTAATTTATCTCTATATCTTCGAATAGATGTATCTGCATCCACATCCAAGAATTGAGTTATTAAAATGGATGGCATTTTTACATCATATAATGTTGCCAATAGTTCAGAACCGAAAAATTGGCAAGTTTTCCGTGTGTCAGCCTATGATCTGATATGACTCCATATACTTCATGTGCTTTTATTTGATCTATTAATTTTTGTTTATTACTACCAAACTTACCTTCGATTAATACAGGGTCAAAGCCTGCATCTTCAACAAGGAAAGCAAGACTCTCTCTTGAGTCGCTATCGTCATCTACAATTGCAATTTTTTTCATAATGTTCTGAACTCAAAGTAAAAACTTGCACCATTAAGCTTGCCAGTAGGTTCAACTCTACAACTGCCGCTCAAATCCGACACTGAATCTCTGACTATGGTTAAACCAAATCCAGTGCCATTTTCCATAGTGGTCATGCCTGGAAGCCATATCTCATCTGTACTGATATCTTTAATACCAGGTCCATTATCATGTATCTCCATTGTCAGTTTATTTTGAACTTGCTTTAGTAATATCTCGATTTTCCGTTCATCAATATCATATCCTTCACTTTGAAAGGCTCTCATGGAATTTGTTAGACAGTTGGTTACAATTGCTTCTAAGATACAAACAGAGCCATTTAGTTTAGATTTGTTATTTGAGTCAAAATTAAAGTCTAGTGTTATTTCTTCTCTCTCTAATAGAGGTTTAAAGTTATTTACTAGGGTCGATAATGTAAAGTTGACATCAATAACACCATCTCTTCTTTTATTTCTTTTAAGCAAATCTAGCTGTAATTCTGCAAAGTGGCTTAATCGATTTAAGTAGCTAAGAATATTGTTTGTTCTTCTTTTATATCTTCCAAATATGTTTTTTTCGCAGTGTTCTTCGATTATTCGTTCTGCGCTTCTTTAACTTACAGGTATTTCTACTAAAGGCTTTGATATTTCGTGGGAGAAGACGGCTGTTGTCGTTCCTGCTGTGGCTAACGAACGGTATAGTTTTAGATCTTCTTGCAAATGGCGAGTTTGCTTTTCCGTAGCAATCGAAGCTGCTTTAACTGCTTTTTTAATTTGCTTTTGTGTTTCAGTGTCTTTTACTGTTTTAATTATTTTATTTAGTTCTGACTTTTTCTCTTTAACATACTCAGCATCTCTGTCTTTTGCTGCTCGTTTCTTTTGTTCACTCAGTTGAGTTCTTTTTAACGCGTACCAATTTAGACAGTCTTTCACAAACCTTTTTAGTTCTTCAAATGTATTGTCTTCTATAAAGCCTACACGGTCAGTTTTTTGTTGTAGACGTTTATCTGTATCAAAAACTCGGACTTTACCAACGGAAGTATTTGTTGACGGTCTAATTGAAGGAGCATTTACACGAGCCAAATTCATATCTAGCCAATCGGAACCAGCATCTCCATATGGATGTACTCTAAAGTCGTTGTGGTAAATATGTACACCACCAACTGCTTTTAACCAACTTGAAACTTGACTTTTGTTAATACTTCTAGTTGCAAAATTAGAACCTTCTAATTGAAAAATAGCGAGTTCAAATTCGGCTCTGGGAGAATCATATACTGGATTTGCTTCTTTTTTGTTGTTTGTAAACCAATCTGTACTTGTGGTTTCCCAAAGAACTTCATTCTTCCAATCTAGAACTTTAGCTGTAGCTTTTCCATTGTCATCTAAAGTAGCCTTTATCGTAAATTCGGCTTCACTTAAGTATCCTTCGTTTACTAGTCTTTCTAACTCCGGATAATCTTTGCACTTAAATATTAATTTAAAGTCGTTTTCTTCTTTGAAAGGGTTTGATAGAAGCATCAGACTTCTCGCTAAGCGCTCGGCTTCTGGCTTCGTTATCTTTTTCTTCAGATCTAATATGTTGATTTCTGTTCCAGCCAACGTTTTATTGTCAATGGTTGTAGACTCTACGTTAATATTAACTTCGTCTACGGTTTGCTTTTCGTCAAACAAACTCCATTCTAGTTGGGTGAAGTATTCGGTATCTGCATTTAGTGAGTCATCTGATATTCTCGGACGAGATGTTAAAGTCGCTACTTTTCCCATCCTTAAAGCAGCTAATCTTCCAAGCCCTTTATCACCAACTTGGATGCGTCCTCTTTTAGTTGTACCAGCATCTCTTTTTGAAGAATGTCCAAGCACTAGCCAACCATTTGATATTGAACTTTCATCCATTCCAATGCCGTTATCTTCAATAAATATCGAACCTCCGGGGTCCATTATATTGTTTAAAGTAACTGTGCATTTTAATGCATCAGCATCGTAAGAATTACGTACTAGCTCTATTATGCCTTGATCAAAATTCGGTAAGAGTTCTTCACCTAGTCTAGAAAGTATCGATGGTGCGAATTTTAATGTGTGTTTAGGATCTTGCTTATCCTCAGTTGTCTCAACAGATACTTCCGTATTCATTAAACTCTCTCCATAATCAAAGCAACTCTGCCCACAACCCTTACTTCATCTTCCTCTACTGTCAGAGTGGAACCATTAAAGCTGATCGCCAGCTTCTTACCTGGTAGGCGTTGGATTTCGTTCAGGGAGAATAGGCCATCCATATCTACTAGATATGTGCCACTTACTGCTTGATGAACTTCTTTATCGATAATGTATGTTGAGCCATCTTGCTCGATACCCATTGCATTTAGTAAGCCAAGCTTATCTAAGTATGCTTTGTCGAAAGGTAGAGTCTCGTTACCTCGCAGTTTACCGTTCACTAAATTGAATACATCGATATCGAATAAGACTCTTGATTCATTCTTCTTAGTTACGTGATCTTGAGAGCTTTGCTCTGGAAACGGTTCACCTTCATCTAAAAGTAACCACTTTAAAGAAACTCCTTCACTCAAATGAATGCGTACTGCTAATTCAAATGGTGTCATGTTTCGAGTGTGCCAAGTCGAAATTGTGCCTTTATTTACACCTAGAACGTCAGTTAGCTGGTTATAACGCTCTAATCCCATTATTTTGACGACTTTTGATGTAAAGTCGCGACCACCAATGTATTCATATGGTTCTATTTTCTTCTTGATAGTCATTCAGATGGTCACCTAGCATTCAAATCAATGACTAGCGAGCTGCAACTCACTAGACCGTTACACAACATTCAATAACCTACAAGGATAGCATTATGCTTTCATATCAAGTAGTCCTAAATACACCTTTCATGACATACGACCAATATTCCCAGTTCTCTGGTATGCCAAAGCGCACCATCATGGATTGGGTGGCTGATGGTCGCTTACCTATTAAAACTAAAGCAAAAGGTAAAGAAACACCGCTAATCAACATGGTGGCGTTACTTGAAATTGCTACACGTGAAGCAATGGAAAACTTGGGGTAGGTGATCATGCGCTTATCTTCCTTAATTCCAACCAAAGAGCATTGCCCTTGGTGGCTAAACATCCTTGGTTGGGTTTTCGTTTTCCTACCGTATTTCTTCAATTGAGTATTCGCCATGAACGAAATTGACTCAATGTGCGAATTCCGTGGCTCTAAACAAAAGGCATTTAACGAAGCGTGTTGTGCATTTGCGAACTCGGAGAACATGACCAAGTTAGCAAAAGCCGTAGGAATGAATGCCACTATGCTGCGCAATAAGCTCAACCCAGAGCAGCCACATATTCTAACCAACGTAGAACTTGTGCTGATCACTAAAGCGAGTGGTAACTACACCATTCTTAATAGCCTTTTGCTTGGCCTTGGTGTGGTGACGGCGCATATCCCAAGTGATGTGAGTGAAGAAACCTTTATCAAGCGGGCGCTCGAAAACGCAGTGCACTCTGGCGACCTATCTCGAATGGCGCTGGAACATGGCGGAAGCAGCCGAATTAGCCGTTCACACAAGCAAACCATCATCGACAAGGCGCATTGCAGTATTAGCAATCTGGTCGCGCTTATCTCTGATCTTGAAAGTCGCACAACGGGCATCACGCCATTACTAAGTATGAGCGTGGATTTCATCGCCAGTGGTGCACCGGTTCCCGGACTGAGTTAACTCCAGAGAATAGTAAGGATATTTCCCCATGATAACGATCGAACTGAACACCCTAGAAGAAGCTTTACACATACAGAACGTTGCTGCACTGAACATCAGCAAATACCAACAGAACTCAGTTGAAGGGCAAGAGTGCCAGCAAAACTCAAACATTCGTCTTTGGCAAGATATTCGACGACAAGCGGGTTTAGAAATGAAGGCCATCTCCGAGCGAGTGGAGCGTGCCTAATGCAATACGTAGCTATTCGACTTTTTGGTGATGGCGCGATGAAGCGCCACAAACACACTCAAGAGCCAGAAACAACGGCGCTTGGAGATTTCGATTCGTTAGACGATGCCGTTAATCAAGCTTGCGAGCTACTTAACTGTAACCACATTCGCCACGGAGTTTTAAGCGAAGGTGAAGGACTAGGCGGGTTTATCGTTGTAGATGCACAGGAGTTTACCGAAATATGAGCATTCAAACTTTTACTGAACCTTGCCATTTACCTTGTCCGGATCTGCCGCATTACTCTTTGACAAAAGAAGACAAAGAGCGTGGCCTTGTTTGGTTAGAGAAAGTACGAGCTGAGCTTGAAGCAAAACGAGCAACAACAGAAACAGAGCGTGAGAGACGTAAAAGAGTTTGGCTCACGAAACAAAAGCAAAAGTCTTTGCGTTTACCTAATCGTGTGGTGGCACGTTCTTAACTTTCATGAAGAAGAACAACATTAATCTAAACAATCCACTAAATCGACTCCCAAGCAATCTGCATCGGGAGTTGATTTCTTATCTGGATAATCAAAAAGGCACTTCACAACTTTCTTTCGTGAATGGTGTGTGGGTTCATGATGGAGAGCTAACACCTCGCGAACGAGTGTTTGAGTTTGCATCTATGACCGCTAACAAGCTCAAGCTACCTTTTGATATCCGCAACTATATTGATAAAGCGGCCTCGAGCCGATTAAAAAAGTATGGCTTTAAGCGTGCAATTGAGTTTATTGAAAAGCGCAGTAGCGCTGTTGCATCTGCGTTTTCCGTGTTACCTGAAGCTTGGTGGAAAGTTGATAATGAAATCAAAAGAGCGAAATTGGCTGTTGAAATGGCCGGGCGCTGTGAAAACCGAGTCAGGCTCGCGTCAGAGCATGGGCTCTCACCAATTGAGACAATCTCATTTATCAATGAATTTACAGGCGCTTCTCTGTGGCTACCTCATTTCGCACATGTTGAGGATACCAACCAAGCATATTCAATGATTGTTAGGCTAATGGATGAAGCGTTTTGGCGTAGAGCTATTGGCCGTATTGTTGTTGCGGTATTTGAGAATGCTCGTCGTGCTGCTGGTATGGTTTCCCCACATAGCTCACCTTATGCTTCTAACTCTGCTTGTGAATGGTTAACTATTCGCCAAGACCGTCAACGAGAGTGGATTGAGTTGATGGCGATAGAGTCCGAAAGCGGGGACGTAGTTGACCTAAAAACAGTCATTGATTCGTCTCAAAGCAATCCTGCAAATCGTAGACATGAGCTAATGACGCGTATTGCTGGTTGCCAAGAATATGCAGAGAGCAATGATCATGTCGCTATCTTTGTCACCATGACCTCACCGAGCCGATTTCACAGGCTCAAACAACACGGTAAATACTGGATAGAAAACCCCAAGTTTGACGGTGCTAACCCTAAAGACGCACATGCTTGGCTAAGCCATGGCTGGAATTTGTTTAGAGCCTGGGCCGATTACCGTGAGTTAGTGTATTACGGTATGAGAGTAGTCGAGCCTCACCAAGATGGCACACCTCACTGGCATGGTGTATTTTTCATGCCGTTAGAACACGTAAAGGCGTTCATCGCAGGGCTTGAAGCGTATCAGTTTAGAGAGCCCAAAGACCTATATTTTGAAGGCGGCACACCAAGAACCAAAGCGATGAAAGCGCGCTTTGATGCAAAGCTGATCGATAAATCTGCCGGAGGTGCCGTTGCTTATCTTGCTAAGTATATTTCGAAAAACGTTGATGGCTACGCCCTTGAAGGTGAAGTCGACCGAGACAATAAAAGAGCCAAGCTTCAAGAAATAGTAAAGAACGTCACCGCTTGGTCACGTATATTCTGCTTTCGTCAGTTCCAATTCCAGAAAACTCCGCCAGTGACCATTTGGCGAGAGCTTCGTCGTATCGATGAAGAGCAAGAATACTGCTTGTTTGAAAAGGCCAGAAGAGCGGCCGACTGCGGCTTCTTTTCTGCTTACATGGATTATATGGGCGGCCATCGTCTTAGATCGTCTGAGCGTCCAATCCGCTTAGTTACAAAAGAACGCGAAAACAAATACGGTGAAATTGTTACTGTCACTGATGGGGTGAAAGGTTCAGGTTTACTTGTTTATACACGAGAAACGGAATGGAAACTCATCAAGAAAGACTCCGACTTGTCGGAGGCTTCTGAAGGGAGCGGGAGCGACCGCCCTTGGTCCAGTGGCAATAACTGTAGAATTCCACCTAAAAGCCAAAAAATACTTGATAAGTACTTCCTAGAAATGCAGTTAGATAGGTCTGATCCTGCTTGGGAAAGCTTCATGAAAGAAGAATGGATACCAACTTAGATAAAAAGTTCTGAAGATGAGATTCTTTATATCAACTTTCAATACAGTGACATCGGCTGCAAAGAATTGGTAAAAAACTGTATGTATATACAGTATATTGACAGTGTCGTTGTTAAGGGTATTGATATGTCTAATGAAAACCAGTTATTCCAGAAAGCACTGGAGCTCATCATCGATGGAGTAGCGTTAAGCACTGAAGCTGAAAGCCGTGCGCAGGTCGGTGCGTATTTGATGGGATTAGTGGTCGCAGACAATCAAGGTGAACTCGATAACGACAAAGTAGAAGCCATTCAGATGATCATCCAAATGGCTGATGAAGTGGATAGTCCAGAGTTCAAGTTATAGCATTGAAAGTTGTTGTTTCAGCTCTTTTCTCTGATCTGGCGCTAGAGCTTTAACCAAGTTAAATGCCATCTGTGAAGTTGTTTTCGCAGAAGGGTTTAGTGTGTGGCTGTAAGATAAGTTCATCACAAATGTGTGCCCACACTCTGCATCGCTACAAGCACAATATAAGTCGGCATAACCTGAAGATATACGGTTAGATTTTTGGATGCGGCTTTTCTCGCCGCATTCTGGACACAACACTCTCATATAAAACACCTAGCTTATTGACTGACTTAATAAGCATACGTCAAAATGCTGTGTTTTTATACAGCCACCGAGGGCCGCTATGACCTTATTGTAAACCCTGTTACATGGACGGGTGGGCTACCTTGAAGTTTGGCTAGCTTTTGCTTTCTCTCGTTCTCTTTGAATTTGATATAAGTATCAATGTCAAAAAAGGCATAAGACTCGATTTCTGAGCGAGGTAGTATGACTCTGAAATCATTAAGAGTTAGATGCTCATGTGAACTGTCAAAAATCCCTTCGCTTTGATAGTGGTTCCAGTAGTTGGTTGTATCCTCAAAGGTGAGGTCATCTTTATTTCGATACCCGCTAAGGTAAGGTAAAATTGCTACGCTTTCTACTTCGCTATCTGTTAACTCATCACCAAAGCACAGGCCTACATATGTTTTTCTTGATGATAATGTGACAATAATTGGAAATTGAGTGTAAGAAGCTTCTAATACAAAGTTTTCTAGGTGATTTTCGGATACGATTTTTTGTAATCTTTTCTCTTTTCTTGCTGGAAGTTTGTGGTAGTAGAAACGGGATATCCACCCACTAACTTGAGCAAGTAACAGTGTAAGACCTGCCCATGCTGAAATCTTAATTTCTTGAGTGTCTAAGAACAGTTTGTTGAACTCTGAGAGGGTTGTATCGTACCTAGAGAGTAGTTTGGAAATACAATCGAAGTAGTCGATAGTAATACAGAAGGCTGCACTTACTAGGCTGAAGATAACGCCTCGATAGGCGACGTAAAAATATGAGTGCCAGCCGTCAGTTCTGCTGAGTTTATATCGAGACGATAAGTGTTGATGAGAAAAGATGTATCCAGCTACGAGAGCAACAGCGACTAAAACTACTCCCATTGGTCGTTACATAGCCTCTAGTTGACCAAGTTTTTCCATATCCTTACGGATTTTATCTTGGACATCTTTATCCTCAAGATTAAGACGAACAACGCCATTCTTACTGATAATTACTCGTGAACGGTTAGTTTTCATGATCTTAAGAAGACGATCCGATTCATCTGGTTTTTGGAACCACTTAAACATACGCCCTCCTTTTGATGGTTTGATATCTCGTCTTTACGAGCTTTGTGAGCGAAAATTGATACGCAAGCTCGTTTCATTTAACGATTATAGACATATATTGATGAATATTGTCAAATCATTTGCTGCCAACTGCGACCGAACAAGGCTGGTGTTAACCTCCATCAAGGCAGGACAGTAATTAGTGGTTTTCTTCTTAAAAACTATACGATTTCGCTTGTTTGTACATCAAACTTCAAATGAAGATGCTTAGGCACCTCTGGGTCTGAGTTCACTTCATCCATAATCAGCTCGCATACCGGAATGATCTCATCCTTGGCGTATTCACTGCCTATCTTCGTTGGGTCGCCTAAACTGGTCGTTCCCTGCGGAATAATGCCAGCCTTACCTACTGGGAAACGGTGGCCGACAAGAATATCCTGTGCGGTAATGTTTTTGATGCGCTCAAACTCATCTTTGGTGGCGATATCACCAACCGGAATCAGCTGAATCCCTTTCTCTTTGCCGTTCGGATTATTCACAAACATACTGCGGAAGTTACCCACGCCTTTAGAACTGGCGATCTTCTGCTTCAACATTTCTTCATCTTCTTCACTAAGGTTTGGGTCGGTAGCGTAGAAGATAAAGCCCATGTGCGCGCCGTTCTTGTAGTAGCGACGGCGGAACAAAGTGGCGTCTTTATTCAGCAAGCTGCTCTGAATACTGCCAAGATAATCCGCCAAACCGTAGATTTGTTGTTGCGGGTCGTACTGAGGCAAGAAAATAACATCTTCCTTTTTATATTCGCGTTGTTGGTTGTCGCGTTCCAGAATGACGAAATTGCCGTTTTTGCGTCTGCGAAGGTACATGCCAGGTAAGGGATGCAAGCGAACCACACGCTTGAAACCATCGCGGATTTTGAGAAATGCAGCATCACCAAAGGTGAAGTAATCACGGCAAAAAGCTTGAATATGTCGGCGGCGGGTCGCGCCTCCATTTAGGAAGCGTCCGGCTACGTAGTTTGCCCGAGCAATCAACAATGAGCCATGATAGGCGTTGGCCCGAGCGATATCGGCTAAACCACTGCGTGAAATAGGTGGTTCCCAATAGTTATCGGCATCGTTGTAAAACAAATCTGAATAGGTGGTCATCCAACTGTTTGAGTCGATGGACTCTGGTGAGGAGTCGATGTGATAGACCGACTCTGGCGCGTGTTCTTCTTGTTTGACTAAAGTGTTTATTTGCTCGGTCATGCTGCAGTGGCCTAGGTTGATTTAGTTGGTGTTGAGTGATCTAACGGTTCGTTAATGATGGCGTGAGAGATTGCCCAGAATGCATCGGCGTGTCCGGTCGTTTCACTACGTTCTGCTTTAAAGGTCATAGCGTTACCGCTGGCGGTTGGGACGCGCTTAATCGCCATAAACGCCATGGCAATGTCTTTGTGCTGCGCATCGAACTGCAGGCGTTTGGCTTCTACTACGTCAATCATCTTCATTACCAAGCGGTTTTTGTTTTCGTTGCTGTAGTGAATGGCATGGGCTTCTCGTGGGTATTTCTTCGAAATTAAGTCCCAAACACCGCCACCAATCCCCGTAGTATCGACGCCGATGTAAGTCACTTTGTAGCGCTGAAAGACTTTCTCTATTTCCGCAACGTGATATTGGAAGTTCAGTCCTTTCCAATAGTGCTTTTCTAAAACACGGAAACGTTCACCCGCTACGACAGGCGGAGCGACAACCACCAAACTGGCATTGTCTCGGGTGCGGCTTGGGTCATAACCCAACCAAACTTCGCGAGTGGCAAAAGGGCGTTTGTTATTTGGTTTGAAGTCTTGCCAGTGAGCGGCATCCACCATGCCTTTTTCAAGGTCAGAGAATTTGAAGACAGACAACAAACCATCGACAAACACACACATAAACAGGTTTTTGAAATCATCATCACTGTACTCTTCGCGCAGTTCGTCAATGTCGAATAGGTCACCGCCACCATTCGCGGCATCTTCAATGGTGACAACATAACGCCACTGTTTGTCTGGGCAGAGTCGGCCACCGTCTCGGAATTCATCAAAGGTCGGGAATTCGACGTGGGCGCGTGAGTCTTTACCTTTGCGCCACTGGTCACCAGTCCAGAACGGGTAAGCCTGGTGCATTTTAGAAGACGGCGTAGAAAAGTAGGTTTTGCGCCACTTCTTATGCGTCGCCATTGCCGAAGCCAGTTTGTTCAGCTCGTCGAACTTAGGGATCCAGAAATATTCATCGACATAAACGTGGCCGTGGTAACTCTGCGCGGTTTTGCTGTTCGTGGACAAAAAGCGCAGTTCGGCACCGTTGGAGAGAATAATAGGGTTGCCGGTTAACTCGATGTCCAAAAATTCTTTAGCAATCGCAATGATGTAGCTGCGGAAAACTTCAGCTTGTGCGCGTGATGCAGAAAGAAAGATTTGGTTATCACCAGTCAGAATCGCATCTTCTAATGCTTCACCACTGAAATAGTAAGTAGCACCAATCTGGCGAGACTTGAGAATATTACGAATACGCTGTTTGATGTTGTTGCGCATCGTGTGCTGGTATTCGAACAGGGATTCGTGCCAGCCTTTAAAGTCATCTTCTGTTAGGTGCTCAATGCTGTTCTTCTTACGGCTCCTTTTACGGTTGTCGTTACTACTGCTTTGCTTTGATGAGTCACCATCACTTTTTGGTGAGCTGCGTTGCGAAAGGTGTCGTTCTGCTTTGGCTTTTGCATCAGCGTGAGCTTTTAACAGCTTAACGTGGTGATCGATAAGCTTGTCCATTTCCTTGAGCTGCTGATCGGTTTTCTCATCCTTATCTATCAGCACCGCCAAACGGCGATTAATCATTTCCTCTACAGAAAGTTCATTAAGCAACAAAGCCCAGCCGAATTTCTCCGCCCTGGTATAAAGGATGCGCTCACTATTAAGGTTCAGTTGAGCTGCAATTTCTTTCGGAGGAACACCACGTAAATAGAGCTTTTTCGCGGCTTCTCTTATTTCATCTGAATATGCCATAGCTGCATCATACGCGCCGAAAACTTGCAGATGACCTAGATAAGTTCCTGAAAATTCGGATTTTGGCTAAATCCGAATTGGTAGGAATTGAAGTGGCTGAAAGCCGTTATTCAAAGGCGTATTGTTTGCTCACACCGATATGTGAATGACAAGTTTGAGTGCCAAAATGCCAAAGATTAGTGACTGGAAAATCATTGCTACTGAGGGGCCAACCGTAGACGGGCGCAAAATTACCCGTGATTGGATTGAGCAAATGGCGGCAAGCTATGACCCGAGAGAGTACACCGCGCTAATCTGGCCAGAGCACCGTCGATTTTATGGCTACGGTGAAAACTGGGGCAATGTTGTTGAGCTTAAAGCGGAAGAAGAAGGCGGCAAATTACGTCTGTTCGCGAAGCTTGAGCCAAACGAATACATGCTGGAAGCCAACCGCAAAAAGCAAAAGCTGTTCACATCCATCGAACCAAATCCCGATTACAAGGGCGAAGGGCGTTGCTATTTAATGGGCCTAGCTGCGACTGACTCCCCAGCCTCCACAGGTACCTCGCTCCTTCAATTCTCTCGCAAATCTGGAGAAACCACCGAGATTAAAGCAAGCCATTTAGAAGAAGTGGACTTTTCAGATTGCTTTACTCGGAAAGACCGCTTTTTCGCGGCATTCAATGAATTTTTCTCTTCTGGCGATGAAGAGCCAGAAACTCCATCAAAAGTAGAGGACACCGATGTGACCGAAGATCAACTTAAAGCAGCACTGAAAGAGCAGTTTTCTGCATTCAAAGGCGAGTTCAAGCAAGAACTGAAAGAAGAGTTCAACTTGCAAGACGAACCAGAAACACCAGAGCCAGAAGAGAAGGGCGCAACTGTTGAGCAGTTCTCTGCCACTCTGGACGAAAAGCTAAAACCGTTAACTGAGAAAGTGAACGGTCTCGAAACAAAATTCGCTGAACTTTCAAAAGAAGTTCCCGGTCAAGAACCAGATGGTTCTGGCGCTGACGATAAATTCTCAGCTAAGGAGATGTTTTAATGCTGAACGCAATTTCAACTCAATACCTGCAAGAGTTCTCTGCAACAATGTTGACAAGTGCAGGCGCGTCAGCAGGTCAAACCATGTTTAACCTTACGCCGCCAATGGAAACTAAGCTGCGCTAGGCAATTATGCAGTCAGACGCCTTCTTGGGCATTATCGCGATGCTGCCTGTACAGCAAATCAAAGGCCAGGTTGTTGATGTTGGTAACGATGGTCTATCAACAGGCCGCGGCAACAATGAGCGCTTTAGCGTAGAAGTAGGCCAAAGTGGTAACACCTACGAGTTGGTTAAAACTGATTCTGGTGCGCACATTCTTTGGGAAACCATGACTCAATGGGCGAACTCAGGCTCTAAAAATGAATGGTTGAAGATGATGCAAAATGCCATCTCGCGCCGTTTTGCTCTCGATATTCTACGTGTCGGTTTCAATGGTACATCGGCTGCAACGGTAACAGACCCAGTCGCAAATCCACTTGGTCAGGATGTTAACAAAGGCTGGCTGACTATCGCCAAAGAGAAGAAAGCGAGCCAAGTCCTTGCTTCGGCGCAACTCGACCCAACTGGCGCAACCGCGGATTCCTACAAGAACCTAGACTCATTGGTTCAAGACCTGATCAATACCACGATTGCACCAGAACATCGTCAAGACCCTGATCTTGTGGTTCTCGTCGGTTCAAACCTGGTCGCAGCAGAGCAGCACCGTTTACTGGAAGCGGCAAACACGCCTACCGAGCACAAAGCTGCTCAACAACTGGCAAAAACCATTGCAGGTAAGAAAGCCTATCAAGCGCCGTTCTTCCCAGCCGATCAGGTTTGGGTAACCAACACCAAAAACCTGCAAGTACTCACGCAGGAAGGTACGCAGTGGCGTAAGCAAAAGAACGATGAAGATACGCTTCGCTTCAAACAAAACCATATCCGTATGGAAGGTTACGCCATCGGCAACCTAAACAAGTTCGCTGCGATTGAAGCGGTGACCGTTGTTGAGCCTGCTGCTTAAGGAGTAATGCATGGTTAGCCCATTAGCAAAACAGCGTCGAAAGCTCATTGAACAGCAAGCAAACCAGTCTGCACCGGAAGTCGTTTCCGGTGCAGATACCGACAGCCTGCACATCAAGCTGATTGAGTTTGAAGAAGACCGCAAGTATTTGCGCTCATTTAACGCCATCGCTGATCGAATTAAGCACAAGCGTGAAGTGCTGGTACCGAAATACAAGCCGTATGTTCAGGCCTACTTAGAAAGTGGCGAAGCGTTCGAAAACCCAATTTTTACCAACATGGTGGTTTGGCTATTTGACATTAAAGAGCTGGGTGCCGCGATTGAGTGGTGCATGAAAGCCATTGAGCTGGACTTGCCAACGCCAGAAAACTTCCGCCGAGATTGGCCGACGTTCTGTGCTGACGAAGTGTTGGCATGGGCGGAGAAAGAATCCGAACGTGGTCATTCCATTGAGCCTTATTTCTCCCAAGTGTTCGATAAGGTCGAGAAAGAGTGGCGCTTGCACGAGAAGGTTCACGCTAAATGGTACAAGTTCGCGGGTTTATACCTGATCCGAAATGAAGAAGGCCAGCCGCAAGCCACAGCTGTTGGCAACGTAGAAACGCTAGAAAAAGCCTTGGCTCTGCTTCAACACGCGCATGATAAGAACAGCAAAGTGGGGGTGGGTACCCAAATTAAGAAGATTGAAGCCCGTATTCGCGCCATTAACGAAGGCAAGAATCTATAAAGACTCCTACGCCACCGCGCCTCGGCTGGTGAGGTAAGAGAAGCTAACCGGCTAACTCGATACCGTCGACCCAGTGGCTAGAGGCGCCCTAATTTAACTAATCAAGGGACCGTTATGAGCTTTGGCGGAAATGTTAACAGCGCAGTCGATATCGCCATATCAGGTGAAGGATGGCCGGATTTATCTACGGCTGAATTTCGCAGTTTACGCCGTGTTCCCCATACGTTTGATAACGACTCTTTGAACTACGCGGTGACCATTGCCGCGCTGAATATTCAAGAACGATTAGAAAGTCTGATCGTAGATGGCGAAAAACCAGTGCTGAGCAATCCGAAAATCATGCTCTACAAACGTGCGGTTTATGGTCGGGCTCACGCCGAACTGATGAAAGAGTTTGCGACTCAAGACCGCCGAAAAGAAGGTGAAAGCGTGGCAACGGATGAACCGGAACAAGAGGCACGTTTTCTCGCCCAGAGTAACAAAGATGTGCGTGCACTCCTTGGCCGCAGTGCAAATGGGATTGACTCGATATGAGCGAAACCACTTACAACAAAACCAAGCTGGAACACCTGACGGATTACATTGTTAGTCACCTGAATTCCAATGTGCTCGATAACAAAATTGATGCCTGGCAGGAAAATGGCTCCATTGTGCCAAACGGTGAAGACCGAGGGAACGGCGGTTATATCGCCTGTCACTGGAAGTACAACGCAGTGATCAGTATTGAAGAGTTTCCACACCGACTTCTGGACCCTCGCTGCTTACTTGCTCTGGTTGCCTGTTGGCTGAGCGATTACGACACCACGCGCAATGAAGATGAGTTAGGCGACCCAGAACTTTCGGTTGATGTGATCAGCAGTGAGGTAGCCGACGTTGCCATTGAATTGGAAATGATGGAGCCGATTGAGCTGATCCCTGACACTGCGGGAATGATCACTTGGCGAGGGGAAACCTACCGAGTGCAGGCCGTTGAAATCTACACCGCAGAAGAAGCGGAGTTGGTGAATGAAGCCGCAAATTAAGGTCAATGAGCGCGATGTGCTCAACATACAGGAAAAGCTGGCCATGCTGGCTCTGCCACCTAAAAAGCGAGTCTGGATACTGAAAACCCTTGGCCGTTGGGAAACGACCAATACCAGAAAGCGCATTCGTTCCCAAAAAGACGTTAACGGACGCGCTCTGCAACCAAAGAAAGGAAAGAAGAAAGGCAAGGTTTTAAAGCGGATGGCAAAGGGCTTAACGCCTTATGTGAGAAACGCCAACCAGCTTGATTTGACTTGGAGTAACAAGTTAACCGCAAAAATCGCAGCAAGGCACCACCTTGGTCAAAAGCAAAAAATGACCAAGCGCCAAATGCAAAAGCGATGGGGCAAACCGGATTACTCAGCACCTTGTACCAAGGGGCAAGCGAGAAAGCTAAGAGAACTGGGTTACACGGTACCGAGAAAAAGCGGCAAAGGACGAAAGAAAGCCAGCTTACGTGAGTTGATGGCAACCATCACCCATGGACAAGCAGGACAGCTCATTCGAGAACTCTCTAATCAGCCAAATATCACCAGTTGGGATATTCCATTAGCAGAGCGTCAGATTCTCGGTAGTAAAGAACGTGAAGTGAACCGCCAACTCATCAAGATATTTGAGCAGGCAAAACAGAGGAAATAACCAATGGCAACCGGAAAGGTAGAGGTTAACAATCTCAATTTGGCACAAGGCGGTATCCCTGAGATAGAACGTCACGTGCTTTTCATCGGGCGCACTGACAAGGCAGAACTGCAAGGCAAAGTGACCCGCATTAATAACATGACCAACCTTGACGAAGTTGTTGCAGATGATGCGCTTGGTCTGAACGTGAAAGCCGCCCAGCTTAACGGCAAACAAAACTGGACGGGTGCGATTGTCGGCTTAGGTGCAGATGATACCTGGCAAGACGCTGTTGATCTGGCGAACCGGACTGACTCATTCGAAGGCATTGCCATTTGTGACCCAGTCACGGTCAAAACTCAGTTTGATGACATGCAGTCGAAAGCAACCGAGCTGACCAGCAAACTTGGCCGTTGGGTGTTCTTCCTCGCCGCTTGTGCGGGCATTGATTCAACCCCTGATACCGGCCAAACGTGGGCAGAGTACGAAACCGCGATGCTTGACTTGGTGAAAGATGTTTCTGCAAACCTCGTTACGCCCGTTCCTCTGCTTAACGGCAATAACGTGGGTGTACTGGCTGGTCGTTTATGTGATCGAAACGTCACGGTAGCAGACAGCCCAATGCGTGTCGCAACAGGTTCAGTATTGAGTTTGGGTGACATGCCAACGGACAGCGCAGGCAAAGCATTAGAGATGAGCACCATCGCAACGCTAGCCGACGCACGTTACTCACTGCCGCAATGGTACGCCGATTTAGAAGGGGTGTACTGGTCGGACGCAACCACATTGGAAGCCAAAGGCGGCGATTATCAGTACCTCGAATACGTTCGCCCGGTGCACAAGCTTAACCGCCGTGTCCGTATCAAAGCGATTCGACGTATTGCCGACCGCATTCTTAACTCAACGCCTGCAAGCATTGAGCTGAACCGCACTTACTTCCGCAAAGATATGCGTGATATGTCGAAAACGACAGAAGTTGGTGGCATTACCTTCCCTGGTGAAATCATGCCGCCAGAAGATGGTGACGTCACCATTCAGTGGGTAACCAAACCAAAGTGTCGATCGGTTTGATGGTTCGCCCTCATAACTGCCCGAAACATATCGTGGTCAACATCGCGCTTGATCTTACTAACCCTGCAGATTTGGAGGCGTAATCCATGAGAATTTCTGGCAAGAACATGCATTTCTCTTTGGGTGACTACAAGCTCAAAGCACAAAAAGTCTCGTTATCCATTACTGATAATTCCGCCGTCAATAAAACCTCTGGTGTGCCAGATGGTTACGTCGACGGAGATGTTGAGGCTAGTGGTGAAATGGAGCTGACCACGCAGCAATTTAACCTGTTAAGCAAAGCAGCGAAACAAGCCGGCTCTTGGCGTGGAATGCCTGATTTTGACGCGCTGTTCTACGGCAAGATTGATAAAGATGAGCTCAAAATTGAAGCCTTCGGATGTCGTATCAAAATCTCTGACCTACTTGATGCCGATTCGAATGGCGGTAGTGCATTAGTTCACAAGCTGCCGTTCGAGGTGACAAGCCCAGACTTTGTCAGCATCAACGGTGTGCCGTACCTACGTCCGGATGAAACCGAAGATTTAGTTCAATAACAAGGAGGCATGATGGCAGATGTTATCGACCATGCCTGCGGTATTGAAACCCAATTCACAGAAGTGGCGCTTGCCAACCAACTGGCAAGGGCTAAGCGAATTAAAGAACGGGAAAGCGCACATGAATGCGGCGAATGTGGCGACCCAATCCCAGAAAAACGCCGCCAAAAAGTACCAGGTTGCATCTACTGCACCCAGTGTCAAAGCGAATTGGAGCGAATGACCCGATGAATTTAGCAAAGCTCTTTGTTGAGAAAATCATGAAGCCAGTCCTTGACCACTTAGATATGGCATCCGGTGGTAAAGGCACGATGAACACTCAAGCGGCCATTAATCTGATCCTGATGATTATTGCTCATGAGTCCGGAAAGTTTACTTACTCAAAACAAGTACGTGGTCCTGCATTGGGCTTTACCCAAATGGAGCTAGCCACCTTCAACTGGCTTGTTGAGTGGTTAGGTAAGAGTCGCCCTCACTTGTTGGATGCATTGTCGATGTTTTGCCCCGTTGAGCACTTAGACCCTCGTTACATGGTGATTTCACCCGAGTTCGCAGTGGCAACCGCACGACTCAATTTAATTCGGTTTCCGGAAGCCTTGCCTGAAGCCGATGACCTAGAAGGCTTGGCTCGGTACGCGAAGAAGTACTGGAACACGAGCGCAGGGAAAGCAACCGCAGAAGATTACCTGCAAGCATATCAATCGCTAATCGGAGAAGCAGCATGAGTTTCATAACTGGAATCGTTGGCAAACATTGTTGGAAGTACTGAAAGGTCTGTTCTTTCAAATCAGTTGGTCAATTATCCTTGAACGCTTCGCCACACGTCTTGTGGTATGGGGCTTGGAAACCTTGAAAGGCCTTAGCACAAACGATGTTCTGCAAGAAACCGTGGACGACATCATCAATGCATTACAAGGCAAACGCTTAAAAGAAGTGCCACAGAAGGAATAGCGATGGATTCATCATGGATATCGGCGATTGTGGCAACGATAGCGCTGCTTATCGCCATCATCAATGTGGTTTTCGGCAGAACGGATAAAGGGCAGAACACCGCCCGAGATCATGATCGTCGTATCCATGCCAATGAGCTAGCCACTGAGCGACTGCGTGGTGATGTCGCTGAGAAGTACGCCACCAAGCACGAACTACGGGAAGCCGTAGATGATTTGAAAGATTCAATTAACGGACGGTTCGACCGTTTGGAAACCAAGCTAGATAAAGAGAGAGATGTAGCATGAGCAAGCAAATTGTACTAACGGTCGGTGATGCAGATATCACGTTCGTCCCAACAGAAGCGGATTACAACGACTACATGAACGCGTTGGCACAGGGGGAAATCGTGAACTCTGCGCATAACTTTCTGATGAACACCGTTATAGAAGAAAGCAAAGAAGTATTCCGTGAGCTGACGAACGATAACCCAGGTGCGGCAATTCAGGTTGTGGGTGAAGTTCTCAAGGAATACACGCCGAAGCTACAGATCAAAGTAAAAAAATAGATGCCCTTGTTCGGGCTATGGACTCCAACGAGCTCGAACAAATGCTCACCTGGCGACGTAAGTGGTTGCCAGGTGAGACAGACAGCGAAGAGAACCTTGCAAGGGCAATTTGGTTAGAGCGTCAGTATTGGGAAAACATGCAAGCTGCCACCGCCAACGGGGTTGCCAGGGCGTTTAGCTGATAAGGAACATGATGTTACCAGAAGCACTCAGATTTCAAGTTGGATTGATTGACCAGATTTCTAAACCTCTGGGCAATATTCAACGCAATTTGAATGATGTCACCAATACCTACCGTCAGGGTACTCATACCATGATGGCTGGCGCGGCAGGCATGGTGGGTGCTGGCTTTGCATTGCAACAAGCCTTGATGTCAGCAATTGAGATGGACAGGGCATTAGGTGAAGTGAAATCACTTGGTGTTGCCGATGACCAACTAAAAACCCTTACCCAAACCGCAATGAAGTTTTCGGTTGAATATGGTAAGTCGGCCACTGAATTTGTGGCGGCTTCGTATGATATCAAATCTGCTATGGGAGATATGACAGGTGATGAACTGGCGGGTGTCACAAGAAGCTCGGCTATTTTAGCCGCTGCGACTAAAGCAGATACAGCCACCATTACCAACTACATGGGCACCATGTATTCGGTTTTTAAAGACCAAGCCGATCGGATTGGTAAAGACAACTGGGCTGAACAAGTTGCAGGTATGACCGCAAAATCTGTCGAGAGGTTCAAAACCACGGGTCAAGGCATGTCGGATGCGTTTAAAGGTGTTGGCGCATTAGGTAAAACTCACGGCGTAGCCATTCAAGAGCAAATGGCCGTGCTTGGCCTACTACAAGGCTCTATGACTGGTAGTGAAGCGGGGACTCGTTACAAAGCTTTTATGAACGGTGTTGTCAAAGCACAAGACAAGCTTGGTATGTCGTTTACCGACAGTAACGGAAAAATGCTGCCCATGTTCGACATTATGTCGAAACTACGCAACCAATTCGGTGATTTAGATTCACTGGAAATTGATCAGATTAAGCAAGCTTTCGGCTCGGATGAAGCCGTGCTGCTTATCACTGACTTGATAGGCAAAACGAATGAGCTGCAATCCAGCGTCAAAGACCTAAATGATGCCAGTAACTTAAATACGGCAATTAACATGGCCGGAGCGATGACCGACCAATGGGAACGACTCGAACAAGGCGTGTTTGCAGTTCGCACTGCTTTTGGTGCCGCGTTGTTGCCTTCTCTCTTGCCTGTGATTTCAAGCTTGGCTGATGGTGCGATAGAAATCATCGAATGGACAGAGATGTTCCCGAACCTGACCAAGTACATTGGTTTTGCTGCCATGGCGATTTTAGGTGCAGCAGCAGGTGGTGCTTTTACCTTAATGATGGGTGTCGGTAAACAAGTCATGGCGACTTATATGCTCACCATGAAGATGTTTACAGGGGTGAACTTTTTACTAACTAAAGGAATGGCAGCGCTTCGCGTTGCAATGCTAGCGATAAACATCGCAATGATGGCGAACCCAATAGGATTCATTGCTGGTGCTGTCGTTGCCGCAATCGCCGCAGTGGGTGCGCTGATCTTCTACTGGGATGATCTGAAAGCCTCACTTGGTGACACAACCTGGTTCTAAGTACTAGAAGGGGCAATCACTTTAATCACACTTCCATTCAGAGCCATGTTTGAGTTCATCAAGGCAGGTTGGCAATGGGTCATGAGTGGCTTTACCGACACTAGTGGATTTGCCTTTATCGGTGATATGGCCAACTCAATTAAGGACGTTTTTTCCGGAGTGTTCAATTGGATTTCTCAGAGCCTAGCGGGAATTTGGGACTCAGTGAAAGGACTCATTGATTGGATACCAGGTTTGGGCGGTGATGATGAAGCGACTCAAGTGAAATCGAAGTCCGTTCAAAGCGCTACGCCTCGTGCACAAATTCAACCTGGAGGCGCAGCCAAGAATATTGCCAGTTATCAAACCAGTTCGACGAACTACGGTGGTGTGGCGATTTATCCAACCTACATGAACAGCCCGCAAGACATGGCGAGTGAAATAGAAATGGCGGCAGGTTAATGGCGGATTACAAATACTAGGACATTTTGATTGAGAACGGGGATGTGGTGCTCGATGCAGGCCGCAACCCAATCTTGATTCAAGACCGTGCGGTGATCGCCCAAGACATCAAACACGCCATCATCGAGAGCAATTTAGCAGTGGATTTAATTGCTGAGCGAAGCCCATCAAAGAAAGCCGATATCCGCACCAGGCTGGAACTGCTTGTTGAAGAAGACGTTCGATTAGTACCAGGTACCGTGCGTTTGGATGAACCTACCGGGGGCACGATTTACGTATTTGCCGACACCATGGACTTTGGCGAGTTGCAATTAGAGATAGTGAATAACGGAGAGCGTTAATGACTGATATTCCAAAACCAGACTATTCCGAACTGGTGAAGCAATCGGGTATCCCAACCGATGAAGCAGGGTGGAAGAAAGTACTCAAAGAGGAAATGGACAAAGAAGGTTCCATCATCTCAAACGACTCTCCGTTCTCTCCATTTTGGCGCCTTATTGAAGCCACGGTCGTGAAAGTCACGATGTGGCTTATCAATACTTTATTGGTTGGCTATGTCTTGCCGAATATGTTTGTTGCGACCGCCGTTGATCAATGGCTCGACCTGTTGGCGTGGCAATGCAAACTCACCCGCAAAGGGGCAACCAAAGCCAAAGGGATGATCGCTTTTCAACGTTCTGCGGCTAAAGGACCTGCGTTGGTTATTCCCAAAGATACATGGGTACAGACCGAACCGATTAATGGCACGATTTACCGAGTAAAGGTGCTTGCGGATACCACGATGCCAGAAAACGAAACCATGGTGATGGCAGAAGTCGAGGCAGAGAACGAGGGCGCGGCTTACAACCTAGGTGAAGGGTATTACCACATTTTACCAACAGCCATTCCGGGTATTGGCGCAGTGACGAACCCTGCCGAATGGTTGAATGAAGCAGGGGCAGACAAAGAGAGTAATGACGAACTCCGTCTACGTATACGTAACCAATGGAGCGCAGTAGCAAGATGGCACATTGATGCGGCCTACCGTTCGCTGCTCACCAGTCGCGCAGGTATCAACGACGACAATGTTTATTTTGAGCATAACGCCCCGCGTGGACCAGGTACCGCAAACGCGTTCATTCTTTTAGATACGGGGGAACCATCGGCAGAAATGTTAGCGGATTTGAATGAGTACATCCGTGTCGAAGGTCAGCACGGACATGGTGATGATCTGCAAGTCCTCGCCATGCCAGAAACGACTCACGATATTGTCTGCCGGGTTTGGCCACTTAGTTCATTAACGATGGAAGACCGAGACGCGTTAAAAATTAAAGTGGAGCAGTTTATTAGTGCGGCTTTCCGTGAGAACACCGATTACTCGCCAACAGTTACTAGTCCGGTTCTTCGATTCAGTTTCTCAAGATGAGGGCAAGAGCTGCATGAGCAGTTTTCAGAGATTGAATCGCTCGAATTCGATAACGCCGACATCATCAATAACTTGACGGTACCGCGCATTAATTCTCTGGGGGTGACCGTTGAAAATTCCTGAGATTAATCTGCGTTACTGGATGGGGCGTGGCGAACTGGCTAAGTTCGCACGAGCCATGCGTAACTACTGGGAACATGTGAGAGCGGCATTCGAAATGCCACTGCAGCAGCATGATCCGTTAACCGCGCCAATGGCACTGGTCAATATTCTTGCCTGGCAACGTGAAGTCGAACGCTTAGGCCAAGAGCCGGAAGCTCTGTTTCGTATTCGTGTGGCTCATGCATACGGATTTGCTCGCGATGCGGGTTCGATTGCTGGCTGGGAAGAGATGTTCACGAAGTTGGGCTATCCGCATATCACTCAAGATGAACGACTAGACAATGTCGACTGGGATGTCATTAGCTTAAAAATCAAAGATGGCGATCTAACCAACGTTCCAAAGCTGATAGATACAGTGATCAGACAGTACGGAAGAACATGTCGAAGATATCAATATACAACCTATTCAGATGCAAACGTGGGTGTGAATAGTTTAAGCGCTAACGCGAGTTACTCAACATCGAAAGTGTCTGCGAATTTACATGTCAACATGATGCCTCAAGCACTCAGTATCAGCAGCGAATATTACCTAGCCAATGTGAGAGGGTGAAAACCTATGGTCAATAGTACACAAAAGTCAATTTTAACAAATGCTGGTAAAGCTCTATTGGCGAGGCTGAACGCAGATGAGCAAGCGCTAGTCATAGATAAAATGGTGTTTGCCAACATACCAAACCGCCAAGAGTTTCCGCAGCCGGAGGATGGTTTACCTTCAGAATATATTGTTTATCAAGAGCCTATTGAACAGCGCGGGCGTCTTTCTGAGCATGCCGTTATTTACAGCTCTACGTTACGCAGCAGTGTTGGCCCTTTTGAGTTTAACTGGACAGGCGCATACTGCTCGGAGCACGAAACACTTGTCACGATTGATCATCATACTCTTACTCCTAAGACGGTTGATGAGGCCCAAAGTTTAATGGATCAAAACGGCACGAGTTGGTTTATTGAAGAAGGTTTTTTGGTCACGAATGTTGATACTGGCAAGTTTAAGGTTGGCAGCGGTGTTGGTTATGTCAATGGGTTTCGCGTAAGCCTTGATTACGATAGAAGCCTTACGACGAGCCTTACTGCTGCTAATGTCTATATAGATTGTGTTCGTGATGGCCGTGCTACCGGTGAGCAATTCACCGAGTATAGTTTTGTCATTACGGAAGGCCTGTTGCAAGACTATGTCGATGACCAAAAACGTCAACACTATGTGTGTAAGCTCGCGGAAATTAAAAGCTCTACTCATACGGTTGATTTACGTCCAAAATCTAAATTGGAAGTGGGTACAGGTGAGTTTTATGCCATTGACGGAGTGCATGTTGAAAAAGCTCAAGGCGTATCCTTTGATTTGTCGGTCGACAACAGAGATACGATTTATTCCCTCAAGCAAAGACTGTATGTACCACTAGGTGTGAAGATTCGCTGTAACTTTTTGCCTGATGATGATGTAAGGCAGATCTATGGTGAAGGAGAAATTCTGACCCGAGATATATGGGGGAATGAGCATAAGTTTGATTTGTACAGAGCCACCCATGGCCCTCGTTTTACGCCAAGCAATCGGCTTAATATGGGCATGCGCCTTGGAACAAATATTACGGTTGGCGTAATAGGAGATTCTATCACTGATGGTGCAGATGCATCTGGTTGGAGTGCGAATCCAATTGATGGTAGCGGCAACTTGCGCTCATCAAATTACGACCACAACAAAAATGGTGGAGTGGGTTCATGGTTTCGAATTTTCATCGATAACTTAAATACGATTAGTGCCCAAAATGCAGTGCTTGGGTTTAACGCATCGTCATCGGGTAAAAAACTGATGGATAGTTGGTCTTATCGAAACTTTGACTATGGTTTTTTCCAGAATCACGCCTATCAGAACCGCGCGCCAGACGTACTTTTTGTAGCAATGGGTGTGAATGACAACGGCATGATTGCTGATAACGATGACTTTGATACGTACTGGGAACAGTTCGATAAGTTAATCCGTAAAGCGTGGGGCTACGGCACAACCGTTGGCTTTGTGAGTGTCACCAACACCATAAAATCATGGAGCTACTTGGAAGGCGCTATCAAAAGAAGTCTTGACCAGCAATATCGCACCGTCGAAGTTTTCGATTTAGCGAAGTACTTAGAAAAGTTTAGAACGAGTGGTTTTGAAACTTCATTCGACCTTTGGTACGACGTCAGTAATGTCTACGACATAACCCATCCTAATGATGTAGGTCATCGATTCCTTGGTGGTGCCATGACTAAAGAAGTTCTCGGTAGCCAAATTGCCAGTGTCCAGGACGGTGTGAACATTATCCCTCAAACCAACAACGATACGCTGGTTCGAGGATATCCTTCGGGTAATGACTATGATCCCGTCCTGGAGAATGTCAGCGGTGGTTATCTAGATGAATTCAAAGGTCTGTCGTATGTAGCTCCCAATGAAAATGTGTCTTGTTGGTATTTTCTATGGTGTGAAGACGATGATCTGTCGTTAGTGTGTATGGAGCCAAAAGCGAACACCTACAATGGGAGTGGTAGGGCTCACTCTTTGAAAGTGATGCTAAATGATTTTCAAAGTGATGAAACCACTTATACCGTGGCGTCCACAGGGTTAAATAGTATTTCAAGCTACATGACAACTAAAATATCGAAGCTTGGTTACGGGCTAAACCTTGTCCGAGTGATTTATGACGGACAACCTTCGAAAGTTTACCTTCCAATTATGATGATACGCAAAAATGAGTCTTTGGCCGTGATACCAACTGTTCGTCGTCGTTTCTCTAGTACATTGAAACCGATTTCTTTATTTGGTAGTCAACGTGATTTTTTAAATCGTCGGTTCCAACCTACAGATGCTAGAGATGAGCTGCCAGATGCTGTTGATGGAAAAACATATCCAGTAGCAGGATATGTGAAAGTTCAAACTCCGAATAAGTGTGGTGTTGCGGTGTTTGCAAAAGAGCAAACAAACGAGGGCCTAAAAGTCATTCGAAAAGACTCAGCAACGATTTCTCTTAAACGTCTTAACGATACATTAATAGAAGATATTGCGCTGAATGTGAGTAATGACTGGGCAGTTCAGTGGACAGCACAACCAAACAAACAAGGTCAAATAACCGTTGTTGGCACGGATGGAACAAGTATTACGCGAACGATTGATGACTTGTCTGGAGGGGCATGCTTGTTCGTAAACGAATCCACGACACAAGAGACTTGCATTGTATTTGGCGGCGCACTGCAAATTGACTAAGGTGTAGATGTTTATGTTATCTCTTAACGGCATCCCAATCTCACTTAAGAATCTGCGTATTAGTGTACGCCAACAGCTAGCCGGACAAGATATGTCCGGCCAGTCCTCGTCGACTGACCAAGCCGAAACGGGTAACAAAGGCAAAGTGTTGTCCGTAAGTGGCGTGATCCCATTTAGTAAGAGTGAAATCCTAAGCAACCTTTTCACTATGGCAGGCGGACAAGATAGCAATGCTCGCCAGATTTATCGCATCAGCAATAACACGGCCGCTGCGCTAAAGATTCGCCAGGTGAAGTTCCAAGGTACTATTCGAGCCGATGAACAAGAGAGCAACCGGCAATGGAACGTCGCTTTCGAGTTGGTCGAGCATCTGTCCGTTCCTGAGCGTGTTGAACAGCGACAGGAAGATAAGCCAGCAACTCAACAGCAGGTGCAAGGGGTAACCACTCCGGTTGAGGTGGGGCAAAGTGAAGACGTTCCGCCAGATACCAGCGTCGAGCTCACTGGCATCATGAAGTTTCTCAAATCACTAGACGAAATATTGTCTTAGGGAGGAGTGATGGAACCAAATCATAAGTTCGTTTGCCGAGCCTATCTTGGCAGTCAGAAGGTTAAAGCGAAAAAACACCGTATTCTCTTTGATGTGAACACGCCAGGTCGCTGCTCAATTTCCGTAGAAGGTGCCCCGAAGGTTAATACCATTATTGCGGTTGATATCGGGTGGGGTGACAGCATATCGCGGGTATTTCTTGGTTATATCGAACGGGTTCAAGCATCAGAAAAAGGGTGGTCAGAACTGTTTTGTCGTGAGTTGGCGGCATTATTGTTTAAGCCGCTTGATATCACGCTTCGTCATCCGACCTTGATGCAATTACTTAGCGATGTCACCAACAAAACTGGACTGCAGTTTGTCGTTCCGGAAGCGGCTTACAGTAAAACTTCCATCCCTTGCTTTTACAGTGATGGCAATGGTTACCGTGTAATAGACGAGCTGTCTCAAGCGTTCGGTATAGAAGACCTGTTTTGGCAACAGCAAGGTAACGGCCAAATCTATGTGGGCTCTTGGAAAGACTCTTACTGGGCAGATAAGCCGGTGACTATTCCTGATAGCTTAATGACGGGACACGCTACAGCGAAGTCCGTGAGAATACCTGCGAGCCCTAAGTTAAGACCGGGGGCTGTCGTCAATGGCTTGCGTTTGGTGGGTGTTGATTTCCAAGGAACAGAGGTGAAGCTGACATGGACGTAAATGCAATAAAGCGGATCACCTTCCGACTGTTTCCAGAACTGACCGGACGCTGGCACTTGCCACGATGGGGTAAGGTGGTTGCGTTACCTGAGCTGCCGGAAGAGGGCGACATGTCTGATCGCTTTTATCCGCATTACGCAGTGGACGTTCAGCTGCTCGATGAAAAGGGCGTGGAGTTCAAAGACAAATCACCACTTCAGGCGGTACCACTACCAATACCAGGGGGGGGGTGAATATGCCGGAAGACTTGAGCCACCGGCAATCGGCAGCATTGTAGAAATAGGCTTTATGTTCGGCCAACCGGATAAGCCTTTTATTCGTTGTGTGTTGCCATTGGGATTCAAGTTGCCAGCGATTAAGCAAGGCGAAAGCCGTTACCAACAACGCCAAGGTGTTTACCAGTTGGTCGACGAAGAAGGTAACTTTGAAAGCAAGACCGACAAAGACAACATCACCGAATGTTTAAACCAACGCATCAAAGTGTTGGAAGACAAAATAGAAGAAATCACAAACAACAAAACCACGACTGCCAAGAAAATCATAGAAGTCGCTGACCTCATCACCATGAATGGCGGTAAAGGGATTGTGCAAGGTGATTGTATCTGCGCGTTCACAGGCAAGCCTCACTCTGATTTGTCATCGACAGTTAAGGCAGGTAAATAAACATGGCAATGAGTAAAGCTTCACTTAAACAGAAGTTGGAAACCGAACTACAAGCACAAGGGTTCGTTCTTGCAGGCGAATTTGCCATGGTAGGGAAGATGGCAGAAGCGATCGCCAACGCTGTCTATGATGAAATAACACAAAACGCCAAGGCAAACATATCTAGTGGTAGCTCAGCAGGTGAACATCCAATTGTTTAG